TTGTCAGTGGATACTGAAGGACATGATTACACAATTTTTAAACAAATTGATTTACAAAAATTTAGACCTAGTCTGATTAGATTAGAGTGGTGTAATATGACTGATGAAGAAAAAACTAACATTACAAATAAATTTACAGATGCTGGTTATGTTTATGAAATATTAGGTAATATGGATATTGATGCAATTAGAAAAGATGTTTACGATGAAATAGAATTATCTTTAAATCCTGTAAAACCAAAAGAGGAAAAATCAAAATCAAGACTTACCATTGTTACTGGTTTATGGAACATCAAAAGAGAAGAATTAAGTGAAGGTTGGTCAAGATCTTATGAACACTATTTAGAAAAATTTTCACAGTTATTAGACACATCTTGTAATATGATAATTTTTGGTGATTCAGAATTAGAAAGTTTTGTTTTTTCTAAAAGAAGTCATGAAAACACACAATTTATTAATAGACCACAATCGTGGTTCAAAGGAGAATTCTATGATAAAATTCAAGAAATTAGAACAAATCCTGAATGGTATAATTTAGCCGGTTGGTTAAAAGACTCCACACAGGCCAAATTAGAAATGTATAATCCGCTTGTAATGTCAAAAATGTTTTTATTACACGATGCGGTTATATTAGACAAATTTGATTCTCAAAAATTATTTTGGTTAGATGCAGGAATTACAAACACAGTAAATCCAGGTTATTTTACACATGATAAAGTTTTAGATAAGGTGGAAAATTTATTTGATCGTTTCACATTTGTTGCATTCCCTTACGAAGCAGACAAAGAGATTCATGGATTTGATATTGATGCAATGACCGAAATGGTTGGTCAAAGAGTTAATAAAGTTTGTCGTGGAGGTTTCTTTGGTGGATCTAAACCAATGATTAGAGAAATGAACAATCTATATTACGATTTACTGAAAACTACTTTAAGTAGAGGTCTTATGGGAACTGAAGAAAGTTTGTTTTCAATCATGACATATACAAACCCAAACAATATTGATTATGTAGAAATTGAGTCTAATGGGTTACTATATAAGTTTTTTGAGGACGTTAAAAACAATAATGTAGAAATTAAAAGTTTTAGAAAGGGAACCCCAACCAAAGTTAGAAATGGAGATGTTGGTTTATATGTAATTACATTCAACAGTCCTAAACAATTTGAGACGTTAATTAATTCTATGTATGCTTATGATGAAGATTTTATTCATAAAACAAAGAAATTTTTATTAGACAACTCAACTGATTTATCTACCACACCAAAATATTTGGAACTGTGTGAAAAATATGGTTTTGAACACATCAAGAAAGATAATATAGGTATTACGGGAGGTCGTGTGTTTGTTGCTGAACATTTCCACGAATCAAATATGGATTATTATATGTTCTTCGAAGATGATATGTTTTTCTACAACGGACAAGATTTTACCTGTAGAAATGGGTTTATGAGAAAAACTAAAAATTTATACGAAAAAGTTTTACAAATTTCTAAAAAAGAAAATTTTGATTTCTTAAAATTTAACTTTACAGAGTTTTATGGTAGTCATGAAAAACAATGGGCTTGGTATAATGTTGATCAAGAGTATAGAAATACTATTTGGCCTGACAACCCAAAACTTCCTGTAAACGGTCAAGATCCAAATGCTCCTTATTTAGAATATAAAAATATTAAATCATATGAAGGGACACCTTACGCCACGGGTGAAGTTTATTTATCAAATTGGCCGATAATTTTATCTAAAGAAGGAAACTACAAATGTTATATTGAAACTAAATACACCTATCCTTACGAACAAACTTTAATGTCACATTGTTATAAAGAAATGAAGAAAGGAAAAATACATGCGGGAGTTCTTCTTATGACACCAACCGAACACGATCGTTTCGAGTTTTATGAAGGTGGGTTAAGAAAAGAATTTTAATTCAAGTATTTATTGAAAAATGCTAAATGGAATTTTTCATTAAGAAAGGTGCGACCCTTCCTGTTTTAAAAATCAACGTTATTAAAGACGGTAGATCTGACTATGATAGAACTATGCGGTATTTAGAAGAGACCGACATATTTTTTTCTATGGTCGATACTGAAACAGGTATACCAAAGTTTACATCAAGACCTGCGGGTGTGATGAAAAAAGAACAATTAAATACAAACCTTCAAACGGAGTATTATGTTTATTATCAGTTCACACCTAACGACACAAAAAAAGTTGCAAGATACAAAGGTCAATTTCTTTTTAGAAATGAAACAGGTTATTTAATACTTCCTTTAAATCAAGAAATATATGTAAATGTTACTGATAGTTTTATAATAAATGATTTTGAATACCAAAGTTGTTATGTTGTAGATTTTCCTTGTTGCAAATCACAACCTGTTCCACCACCAATTCCTCCAATACCAACAACCACAACATCAACTATACCAACAACCACAACATCAACCATAACCGGTTTATGATACTAAATGGTCTTTTGTTGTATTTATAGAAAAAGATTAAATGGAATTTACTATCGGTCAAAACTCAACACTTCCTCTTTTAAAATTACAGGTTGTAAAAGATGGAATAAGTGATTACGAGTCCATGATGAATTTTATTGAAACTTCATCGATATTTTTTTCGATGACAAACATTGAAACTGGTGTTTTAAAAATAAATGCTAAGGCGGCAAGTTTTGTTGAAAAATTAGAGTTAAACCCAAATGCTAGTCCTGAGTATTACGTTTATTATAAATTCACGGCTCAAGATACAAACAAAGTTGGAAGATACGAAGGTCAGTTTGTTTTCATAAATGAAACAGGAACATTGGTATTACCAATTAGAGAAAAGTTATATATTAATATACTTGAAAGTTATATGTCAAATGATTTGGTATATAATAATTGCTATGTTTTGGATTATAGATGTTGTGTAACACCTTTCCCAACAAACACCCCAAGTCAAACTCCATATCCTATTTTGAGTATGACTCCCACTCAAACACCTACTCAAACGCCAACACCTACAAATACAGTTATGGTAATAAATTAAATTATAAAAATTTTTGTCTTAATTCCTTTATTAGATCTTGTTTTTTTACAATTTGTAATTCTTTATTAGAGTTTGTTTTTGTATTTTTTTTTGGTTTGGTTTGTTTTAAAATATCACCCATCATTTCATTTAAAACTGTATCAATTTCTGCGGTGACAGTAACTTCTTTAACAATTTTTGGTTTTGCCGTAACATTTATTTTATTTTCAGAAACAACTGAAAAATCTGAAGACCAAGGTTCAAATAAAACATCATCAGCAATAACTTCTAATTTCATAAATCCTTTTTTTCTTTCCGATAAGAAAGACTTGCTTTTTGGAACTATTACTTTAAATGTTCCGTCGTTTTGTATATTTCCATTAAACATATAGGATATGTCGTCACATTCAATTAATAATCTGGCTTTAGTATTAGATATGGATGTTCCTTCTAATTTAATTTCACATATGAAATTTGTAGACTTATCTGAATAAAGTTTGTAAGACATAACTATAATTATTGTTTTTTTTATTTTATTATTACTTTTATATTTTTTTTTGGTTGAGTTTCTTCTTTTACAGTTATTGATAGAATTTTTGAGGTATCTCTTTCTGACAGTAATGTCTCAACGTCTTTTAATTTTATTTTAATCTTTTTACTTTTTGTTTTAGATAATTTTTTTTCAATCACTAACTCGTTTAAGTTCATTCTAAAAAATAAAGTTATTAAAGTTTGTTTTTCTTCAACCGTCAAATCCTTTCGTAGTCTTTCTTTTCTATAGGGAGATAAACCACCAACGGTTTCAAATAAACATGCCTCAGCCCAAGTAAATGGGGCTTCAGCCCAAGAGTGACAATTTTTAACCCACGAATAACAAATTTTTGACATCGAATAATGATCTATAATTTATAAATATGTATTTATTAATATAATTAAAAAAAGTGACTAATGGATATTAGAAATCAATTAATCAAAAATTCATACAACTATGTCTTACAATCTGATTTAGTTACAGGTATAGTTTATAGAATTGGAGGTGACGTTCCTGTAAACCCAATATTCCAATCGGGTATAACCGTGGAAGATACATTTGTGGTTAAAAATATTTCGGCGGTTACAACAAATATAAATATTTATAGTGACATATTACCCGATTCAGATAATACAATCAATTTAGGTAGTAATCTAAAAAGATTTAGGGATATAAATACTGTTAGTGGAACGTCTTCATATTGGACCTCCACAGTAAAAGTATCAACACCTGAATTAGATTTAGGTTACGATAATTCAGGTGATTTAAGAATCATAAATGCCAACAACTCAATAATACAAAATGATATTTTGGTTGGTGGTTTATATTAAAAATTAAAAATGGCAACAAGACAAACAACACACGTTTTAAAAAATTCAGACATAATTAATAGACCTTTACCAAATAGTCTTTTACCTGGAGAACCAATTATTAATACCGCAGAAGGAATTATGTATTTTTCGGGTGTTACTTCATCAACATCAGGATGGACGCCTGCGGGAACTGGTGTGACCGAACAAACGTTTTTTGAAGTTGGGTCAAACTTATACGATCTAAGATTGAGAAACAAAATTACATCGTATGAAAATGTTTCAGGTTTAGGATTACAAGGAAAAATTTTATCAGGAACTTCTACCGGTTTTGTTCTTGTTGACTCTACCGAAATTAATGGTATTAGTGCTTTCACTTATAACCAATTGAATAACACATTTTCTATTTTTGATTCTAGTGGTGATGAATATTCGGCATCAATTTTACAAGTTTCAGGATTAACTGTTGACGGTAATTTATTTGTTACAAACACAAATACCGTAAATAATTTAAATGTTACAGGAAATACAACTGTAGAAGGGTTAACCGGTGATACTGTTTCATTACCTAATTTAGGGTCAGGTAAAGTAATTTACACATCAACAGGAGGTTTACTAACAACTCAAAATGCATTTTTTTATGACGATAATACTAATACATTAAATGTTGATAATATCGAAACCGCAGGAAGTATTGTAATTCAAGGAGATCTTACAGTGTTAGGATCTTCGCTTTCTGCCTTTACAACTAATCTTTTTGTGGAAGATCCAAATTTAATTTTTAATTATAACCCAACAGGTAGTACGGTTGCAACATCGGTAAATTCAGGTTTACAAATTCAAGATGGTAATGGACTTGTGTCTGGTGATGTTGATTTGAATATAATTAGAATGGGTAATTTAACAGGATTAAACCCAACAGAAATACCAAATATAAGTGAATATACAGCGTTCGTTGGTTATAATAACCGAGGATGGATTACACAATTAAATGATATTGTAATTCGAAGTAATAGTGTTATTGACAATGGAAATGCTGGCGACATAAATGGTGTAAGAGTTTTGGCTGAGTTTGATATTTTGGACGGTGGGTCATATTAAACCATTTATTTTTACATAAAGATTATATAATCTTACTTAAAAAAAGTCATATATATGGCAAATAGAGAAAATACCTTACTTATAAAGCGTTCTAACGTTTTAGAAAAAATACCCCTTTTATCTAATCTTACTTTGGGTGAGCTGGCGTTAAACACCGCAGATGCAAAATTATATTCTTTATATACATCAGGGGCCACAATGCCATCTGAAGTTAGACAAATTGGTTGGGATAGAATTAATAGAACTGGAGACACTGTTTTTGGTGACTTTGTTTTTTCAGGTGATGTTATTGTTTCTGATTTTACCGCAAACACAATTAATTTTTCTTCTGTCCCAAATGAAAATAATTCTGCCATAGAAATTTTGTCTATAAATTCATTAAATGGTGATGTTGAGTATAGAGACGTTAAAACAATTGGTAATAATATAACGGAGGTTGATGCCGACTATAACTTAACTTTAATTGATAATGTAGTTGGAGTTGATAGTTCAATATTATCGATCAGACTAACACTTCCAGATTCGGTTAATAGTGGAAAAGTTAGATATACAATTAAAGATATAGGTTTAAATGCATCCGCTAACAACATAGTAATTGAAACATCGGGATCTGATGTAATTTTATCTTCTATTTCTATAAATGAAATTAAATTAACGTCTAATGGTGAAAGTATTACTTTGGTAAATAATGAAAACGGACAATGGTGGGTAATTTAGAATAATGATTTGACAATCGTATTTTTATAGAATATATTTATTTACGAAGGTAAATGCCGACCTAATTCGGTAGCTAATACACCAAAAGTAAATAACTATGATATCGCAAGAAGAAATTGAAAATTTCCTACAAGGAAACGACCCCGAACAATATATCGTGTCAGTAGAATACGATTATGTATCCGACAAAATTTTTAGAGTAAAAGAAGTTCCTGGTAAAGGAAAACAAATATCAAAAGACACCTTGATCTCATTCGCGTGGGTTGGTGATCTACGAAGTCTTAACTTTTATTCAAAATCAAAAGCATTACAAAAAGAAGCCATGTCTAAACATGGTATTATTATAGAAAAATTAAAAACCGAAGGTAATGATCGTTTAGAACGAGGACTTACCTTTATGGTTAAATCTATGAAAGGTTATAGAAACCTTATTCAGTTTTTTAGAGAAGGTGGAGTTGATCCGTGGGGTGAAAATGTAAGAGACCTCATCATGGTCTTACCCCCCGTTGAGCAATACCTCATCTCAAAAGAGAAACGACTATTCAAAGGATTCGAGGAATACAACGACATCACAAGGATGGTATTCGACTTGGAGACGACCTCACTTGAGCCCAAGGATGGTCGTATCTTCATGATCGGAATCAAAACAAACAAAGGATTCAAAAAAGTAATTGAGTGTTCTAATGAAGATGAAGAAAGAAGAGGTATAACCGAATTCTTTAATATTATAGAAGAACAAAAACCTTCCATTCTTTCAGGATACAACTCATTCAACTTCGACTGGTATTGGATTTATGAAAGATGTAAAATGTTAAATCTTGATATAAAAAGAGTTGCTAAATCTCTGAACCCTGAAAAATCTATTTCACAAAAAGAATCAATGTTGAAATTAGCAAACGAGGTTGAGAAATTTACTCAAACTCAAATGTGGGGTTATAACATTATTGATATTTTACATTCAGTTAGAAGAGCTCAAGCAATCAATTCAAACATTAAAGAAGCTGGTTTGAAGTATATTACCAAGTATATTGAGGCTGAGGCTCCTGATCGTGTTTATGTTGATCACAACAAGATTGGTTCTATGTATCGTGAAAAGGAAGAGTATTGGTTGAACATTGAAAATGGTAAATATAAAAAAGTAGGTGTTGATTCTAAGATCGATGAGGTTTGTGAAAGACATTCTAAAATTTATATTAAAACAACGGGGGACGACATTATTGAGCGTTACCTTGACGATGACTTGGAAGAAACTCTATTGGTTGATGAAGAATTCAATCAAGGTTCATTTTTGTTGGCATCCCTTCTTCCAACAACATATGAAAGAGTTTCAACGATGGGAACCGCAACATTATGGAAAATGTTGATGTTGGCTTGGTCTTATAAACATGGACTTGCAATTCCTGCAAAGAATGATAAAGGGAACTTCGTAGGAGGACTTTCAAGGTTGATTCGAACAGGATACTCCAAAAACGTATTAAAGCTCGACTACTCGTCTCTATATCCATCAATTCAGTTGGTTCACGATGTATTCCCCGATTGTGATGTGACAGGTGCAATGAAAGGTTTATTATCATACTTTCGTAACACTCGTATCAAATACAAACAACTTGCCGAAGAATATGCGACGATTGATAAAAAGAAATCAACATCTTATGACCGTAAGCAATTACCGATTAAGATCTTCATCAACTCGATGTTCGGTGCTCTTTCAGCCCCACAAGTATTTCATTGGGGTGATATGGATAAAGGTGAAATGATTACTTGCACGGGTCGTCAGTATCTTCGTATGATGATTAACTTCTTTATGGATCGTGGATATACACCTCTTGTAATGGACACGGATGGTATTAACTTTTCTGTTCCTGAAGGTGTGGAAGAAAGACGTTATGTTGGTAAAGGTCTGAATTGGAAAGTAAAAGAGGGTAAAGAGTATGTTGGTGAAGAAGCGGATGTAATGGAGTTTAACGATCTTGCAATGAGAGGTGAGATGGCACTTGATACTGACGGACAATGGCCGGCGTGTATTAACTTGGCTCGAAAAAATTACGCACTTATCACTGCAAAAGGTAAAATTAAACTTACGGGTAACTCGATCAAATCTAAAAAGATGCCAATCTATATTGAGAAGTTCTTGGATAAAGGAATTAAATTACTTCTTGATGGTAAAGGACAAGAGTTTGTTGAGTGGTATTATGAATATGTCCAACAGATATTTGATCTTCAAATTCCTTTGATGGATATTGCAAACAAAGCAAAAGTAAAACAAACTATTGATGACTACATTATTCGTAGTAAACAAACTACAAAGGCAGGAAGTTTGATGTCTCGACAAGCACACATGGAATTGGCAATCAAAGAGGGGTTAAATGTAAATCTTGGTGATGTAATATTTTATGTTAATAACGGAACCAAAGCATCACATGGAGATGTTCAGAAAGTTAATAAACCAAAGAAAGGTTGGTCAGAAGATCATATAAACACTTATGGTGGACCAATTCCTGATTCATTAGATTCGATAATCCAACTTAATTGTTATAGAATTGATCCTTCAGATTTAGAAAATAACCCAACAATGAAAGGTCAATATAACATTCAAAGAGCAATTGCAACTTTCAATAAACGTGTTGAGCCATTACTTGTTGTATTTAAACAAGAAGTAAGAAACGGATTGTTGGTTAAGAACCCTGAAGACCGACCATTCTTTACAAAAGATCAATGTGAACTAATTAATGGACAACCATTTGATGAGGGCGATCAAGATAAATTGGAAGATGTTATGGAAATTTCAGACGAGGAAATGTTGTTTTGGAATCGTGTTAATGAAACTCCATATCACATGTATAAAGATGCGGATGAGATCATGTGGAAATACGTTCCAAAAAATGAATTAATCAAGTTTGAGACCATCGGAGGATAGTATATACCATACTCCCTGAATGTTTTGTAATTCTATACAAGCACCTCTACCGATATGAATTTCATCCCAATCTTCGTCAATTCTACCCATGTCAGGCATTATGGTGCAATTGGTTAATGACTTAATTGTAATCTTGTCTGTGGTTGTTGAATCTAATTTTAATTTACAATTGTTAACATCTTTGATCAATAAGAGATATTCACCCTTTGTTGAGTAAACTTCTTCACTAATAACAACAGTTTCAAATGTATTCAAACTTATAGAACGACCTCCTCTGAATACTGTTTTTCTAACAGGTTTTTCTCTATATATTGCCATAACTTAAATAACGTATATTTGACGAGGCATTGCTCTAAACTTTAATTGTTTGTTAAGATTTTCTGCTAATTGTGCTTCACGCTCCATAACTTTTTCAGGTCTTAATCTTGTTAATCTTCCTTCTGCACCCGTTAATTCTTCTAAAAGTTTGGCCTTTTCATCTTTTCCTTCGGTCGCCATTGTGGTGTAATCCATTGTAAGATCACCATCAGGAGTTTTCAAGTTTCCACTAAACTTACCTCTAACACGAGCTAATGTTTCTTTACAATAAGCAACAAACCATTTTCTAACCCAAATTTGTGCGGGATTGTTTAATTTTTCCCAAGACATTTTATTAAACGGAACATCTGAAGGTAATAAAATAATATCAGGATTATCTGCTAAACACTTATCTCTATCACCTTGTGACGTATCATAATACCAATACCAAACTTGACCTTTGGCTAATTCCGAATTTCCAAAATCAAACTTACCGCCAGGGGTGTTTAAAAGGTGTAATGCTTTTTTACCTCCTGGAAGTGCTGTGATATAATATGTTAATTCACCCGCAAATATTCTTCTTTGTATGTTAACTTCTTGCATTCTTAATAATGTATCAAAGACTGGTGTCAAATAATAACTTCCTGCCATGTTACCAATTTGTGCAAGACCTCCACCACCACCTAAACCAGTTCCATTACCAACTCCGGCAAAACCACCTAAACCAAACAATAAATTATTAAGGGTTGCTGGTGTAAACCATAAAACTTCATTAATTTCACGACCTGCAGGTATTTCATAAATTTGTTGATTAGGAACTAATTGTATGTAATCTTTTTTAATTTCCCAATCACCTCCAGCTTGTAGACCAACTATTTTAGAATAAGCGTAAGTATAACGAGTTTCAAAATCTAAACTTTTGGTTATGAAAGCTCGAGATAAAGATTGAGTGTCAAGATTTAAATTATACAATGATGTCCATTGTGATTCTATTAACCAATCCTGTACGTATTGTGAATAATCATCAATAGAATACTCTAAAAGAGTGTCCATCATTTCATCCTCTAATTCTACTGATCTTAAAGGTGCTCCAAGTAAATGTCTAACTTTTTGATAGAATTGACTTCTTTCCGGTTCGCTAATTATTGCCATAAGAGTTTTTTTATATAAATATCTTTTAGTTAGATAATTATTTTGTTTAACTCTTTTTTATAGAAATTTATCATCTCAGAAATTTCAGTATTTTCACCTTCTAACTCTTTTACCTTATCTGTAAAATATTTAATTCTATCTTTGTAAAATTCAATTTGTTTATTGACATCTTTTGATATGAATTGTTTTACGGGTGCTTTTTGTGTTTCTTTTTGTAATGGAACTTTAAAATTACTTTGGAGTGGCATTTCATAATAATATATAAAATATGGTGGGTTTCTTCTTGAGGTGCTTACTGTTAAAATTTTACTATAATCGTTTCTGAACATGATGTATTTTTGTTCTGATCTATCAACATACAAAATTATATCAACATTTTCTTCTTTATATTTTTTGTTTGTGTGCCAAGAATTTACTTTGAAATAATATCCCCTATCTCCACCATCAAAAAATTCAATATGATTAAGGTTATTTGTAAAAGGTTTGACTTGGAAATAAATTGTATCTCCTCCTTTAATTTTTAAAACTATATCTTGACCTTTTTTTCTATCATTAATATCTCCCGAACAATGTTCATACAACTCATAAGTCATACCTTCTTCATCAGGATTTAATTTATATATCTGTCGAATAATACTTGTTGCGTAATTTTCATTCTCTTTACCAACTTCTATAGTTCCAACGTTTATTTCCGCCAAACGATCTAAATACATTCCTTCATTTGAGAAAAGGTCATAATCATGTTCTTTAATCCATGTTTTAAAATCTGTTAACCCTTCAGTTTCTTCTAACCAAATGTTATATATTTCTTTTTTAACTTTACTATTGGTATCAAAACGATTGACGATAGACCATTGACTTGTTCCTCCGTGTTTTTTTTCTGCATAATCACCACCTAAAATACCAACATCTGTGGTGCATTTTTTTGTTTGGATTCTACCTATACAACCATTTTTATATTGTTTACCAAGACATCCTACATATTGTGAATTAATTAAATCTCTTAATTGTTTTGCAGTATATGGAAACGCAAAAGTTGTGCTAATTTCATTTATAATTTCTTTAGACTCAACACTTTCTTTAATATTTTCTTTTTTTGTCTTTGACAAATATAAATCGTTTACAAACTCCCAATTAACAACATCCCAAAATTTTGAAATGTATTCATCTCTTTTGTTTTGATATTTTAAATAATATGCATGTTCCCAAACATCAAGACCCAATAATGGAAAACCACCTTTTTTAACAACATTCATAAGTGGGTTGTCCTGATTTGGAGTTGACATTATTTTTAGTTTTCCATCTTTTGATAGATACAACCACGCCCATCCTGAACCAAAACGATCTTTTGCTGCCTGATTAAATTCGTCTTTTAATTTTTTTATATTACCAAAATCTTTTTTAATCTTTTCATATATTTCACCATGAGGTCGTTGTTTTTTTGGGGACAACATTTTCCAAAATAATGCGTGGTTAAAAGCTCCTCCAGCATTATTTCTAACTTTATTATCGTATTTACTGATTGTTTTAATGATGTCTTCTAATTCTAAATCACCCTTATTATCTTTTAACGCATCGTTCAATTTATCAACATAACCTTTGTAGTGTTTGTTATAGTGAACGTTCATCGTTTTAGAATCAATAAACCGAGATAAAGAAGAATATGAATAAGGTAATTTTTCAATACCTATTTTTTTCATTTCAACCAACAAATTATTTTTGGTTTCAATTTTTTGTTCTAATAAAATTTGAGTTTCTAAAATTAAAACTTTGTCATTAATTCCTTTATGTTCATACATTAATTGTTCCATTTCAGGATTTTCTTTTTCAAACATTTTAATAAGTCGTCCTGCAAAAGCATTTGCCTCATCTTCATTTTTACCACCGATGTCTGGGCCTTTTTTTCTTTTTAAAACATCCATTTGGTGTTCATGAACCCATTCATGTGCTAAGGTTCTCATAATATCTCTATTCATACGATCACCAACCAAGACTTTAATTGTGTTGTCAGACCTTCTACTACCTGTAGACATTTCACCTTTTTGTTTGTCTAAGAAAAATATTTTTACATCGTTTTTTAAAGGAAATTCACGTTGCAGAAGTTTTGCAAACTTATTAACAAAGTCTGTGTATTTTTTAAAATCTTTATTTTCATAATTAAATGATACTTTCATTTTATCTTGGAGTGAAGAAAATTGGATATGACTCCATTACTTTTATACCTAATTGAGTGGTATATGTAACTTTAGCTTTATAATAACCCTCAACTGTTGCTGTGTAACTACTGTAAATTGCTTC